CACAGTTTGCAGGTGCAGACAAGGAGTGTGTCGAAATTGCGCACGGCTGCGAGTGACGCGTTACGCTTGGCTAGACGCGCTTTTGGCTACGACATGGCATGCAAATTCATGCCACAGTCAGTTACGGGGATCGTCGACGAGTATACGCTGAGCGTAACTAGACACGATCCTGTGTTGGCGGCGAGCGTGGTTGCGCAACAACCGGCACGTGGGGTTGGTGCAAGTAGTGTTCACGAAGTGGGGACACCTAACGCTACACAAGTGGGACAGAGCATGGTGAGCGCTAGTGATGAGCAGCAGGCGGAACAGTCGACGGCGACAGCGCGTGGGCCACCCGTTGTGCGTAGTATTGTCAACGTATCCCTGCAGGGACCGCAGAGGGCGCAAGAGCAACAGCGTAGAGTCCCACAAGTACCCGGCGGCGGAGGCACAGAACAGGTGTCATCCGCGCCGGAGACCCAATGAGTTTCACGCGCGCGGATGAATTCGGTAGGCTAGGTGGTCGGCTTATCGAGTGGTTGCCGCGCATAGCCCAGGACCACCGTTTTAGTATTCTTTCAATTGAGGATCAGTGGTTACTAATGGATAAAATGAAAAACACAAAAAAATATGGAAAAATGACAGAAAACAACAAAAAAATGAGAAAAGATGAAACATACAAAAAAATGAATAACAATATCAGCAGTGTCGCTATATCTTTACTTGCTTGCACTTACCCAATTCAAGTCCGCCTCAGTGCAGTGGATATTCAGCGTCTCGTTGACATGGCTCTGTTAACGGACGAAATGTTGGTAGCTCGGGAGACCGGTAGCATCAACGAAGCGTGTGGTAAACCAATCTGCGAGAACGCAGGGCACTTACTACAAGAGAGCCACTACAAGTTGTTCCCACCCAAATCACACCCGGGGGCAACAAACCGCGTTAACGTGTTCTTCGAGGAAGTTGCACGTGATATAGCTCGAGCGCGTCCCGACCTATTCAGGAGGTTCTGGGAGGTGAGTGGGCTACTGCGCGGTTGTGCGAACGATCAGGCTGCAGCAGCACTGCTGTACGGATTGGGGTTATGTGGGTCCTGCCAAGATCCCATGCTATATGCATGCTTGGTAGTGTCCAGCCCTAACGAGGCAAAGTGCTTGTCGAACGCCTTGAAAGCGATAGGAGCGAACGGTTGTCGTGAAGGCGCAGTGTTTACCGAAGGGCAGACACTGCAGGGCCGAGCGACACAAACGAAGGA